AGACAGTATCGGAGCCGTCACCCGAACCTTACGCCTGATACACCTAGCGGTGCGCGTGGTTCAACTTGCTCAATCTATCCCCGTGTTCATGTATGTAGGTAGTGGTAACACTACGTACACCCATCAGGGGATTAGGGGAAACCTAGGATACGCCTATCCTCCAAGCCCCGAGGGGCCGCCTAGGTTTTGCGTCTGGGGGCGGGTCAAGAGACCGGATAGCCCAACGCACGTTAACGATGATAAAGAACACGTCACAACGGGGTGACGCTTAGTGTATATGCATACCCCGTGCCAACTATGCCAAATGGAGAGACGTACAGCGTTTAGAGCAAAATGCAAGGCGTGCCAAGTCTACAGGGTAAGTGTGCCAAAATGGAACAGGTTAGGGCAAAAATGGCGAGACGTGCAGCGAATACCAAAACGGAACACCCATCCCAAAATGGAACACATTAGAGACGTACAGCGAATAGGGGCGAAAACCATGGAAACCGCGACAAAAATGTCAGGGTGTGGCCAAATGAAAACGATGGACGTAGAGGCATATGGCGAGACGTACAACGGTTAGAAACCACGACAAAAATGTCAGTATCAAAGGTGATACGGCGAGACGTACAGCGAATAGGACCGTGACATCTGCGTCAATGGAGACACGTAACACGTTTTCAAAATCTACCTAGACGTTGTACAAAAATTAGGACAACGTACCAAAGTTAGGACAATGTACAAAAGTTAGGAGGTGTATCACTTTTGATACGGCAAGTGACAAGGGTGTATCATTCTTGATACGGTTAACCCTAGGTGTATCATTCTTGATACGGGGCTAAGCGTTAACTAAGAGTTGGCATGCTTCTTGCACCCAGCAAAAACCGTGCCAACGTGGAGGTAAGGCCGAAAAAAACATGGCACGAAAATTGCACCCAGCAAAAACCGTGCCAAGCGATACCGTAGCAAGAACCATGCCAATGGGTGGGTGCCCCCACTAGGCCGGGGGTCATGGTCTTTAGACCGGGGAGGTGCTTTAAACCGAAATCAGTTTTTTTGCGCCGTTCTGTTTCCCTTAGCTAGCTAAGAGCTAAGAATTAAGCTAAGATGTATTTGTCACAAGTAGACCACCAACCTGTGACAGAGGCTGTGACAGCAAAAAGCACCGTTCTATCTATACTTTTTTATTATTTATGCTGTTTGTCACATGTCACACTAGTAAAAAGTTTACCTAATAAGAAGTTGTGTATAGTATAAAATTTACACACACTTATTATATATATAAAGTTATCCAATAATCCGTGTGACACTGTGACAGATTCCGCGATTGTCTAGTTTGCCTCGTTCTGGGACAGTGTTTTCTGGGCAAATTTGTCACAAATAGGGGGGGGCCTATTAAAAAGGGTACCTACAGGGACCCGGATGGGGTATATTTTGCCTCGTCCTGAAATCGGTGCTATAATATGGCCATGCGTAGGTGTTTACTAGCCGAGTATTTGATAGATCACTCTAGGTCTCCGGGTGAACCTCCGGGAATCTCGTTACCTTCTACTACTATAGGTCTATATGTTTTAGCTGGTTACGCTAGAACCTATAACAATAACCCGAACGTCTCTAATCGAGGGTCCTTAGTAGGAGGTTTAGTGCCCGGTTGGGACAGGTGGCGTATCTTTGTACGTACTTTTCCTGAGTTACGTAGTTGGCTGAGGTCACCTTCCGCTTTCGTGCCCCCCAATACATGGCCGGAGGCTGTACGGGTCAATTTACCTCGTCATGTTACACCGCGTAGTTTTGCAGAGGGGGTGCTTCCTTGTGGTAAAACAGAGGTAAGGCACTCACCCTTCTATCGGGTGGCCCACTTGAAGGGCTTGAGGGCGTTAAGCGCGTATGCTCACGGTTGGCCTACCCGCGAGGCCGAGCTTGTAGATATGGCGTTAGCGGCTCGTGAGATACAAACCTTACCCCAATTCGTAGTGTGGGCGTACAACCCGCTACTAGATATAGTACCACTACCTTCTAGTGACGCTAGCCTTATAGATAGGTCTAGGTGTCGTACCCAACTAAGCCTAGACCCTTTAGGTACGGGCCTGTATACGTTACGTAAGGCTTTACCTACATGGGCTATAGATGTAGACTACCTTAAGGACTTACCTAGGCAGGCATTCAACCCACTGCGAAGTTCTAGAAAACAGGTTATAGCGGATTTGAGCGTAGTGCCTAGACAGTTAGGTTGGCAAACTTAGGAGATATTATGGCTAAAAGCCCAGCATGGCAGAGAAAAGAAGGTAAAGACCCATCAGGCGGTCTTAATGCTAAGGGTCGGGCATCCTACAATAAAGAAACTGGCGGTAACTTACAAGCTCCGGCTCCAAATAGTGCAGGTAAAAACACAAAAGCTGGTGCCCGCAGGAGATCTTTCTGCGCACGTATGAAAGGCATGAAGAAAAAACTGACAAGTGAGAAGACTAGACGTGACCCGGACTCACGTATTAACAAGTCTTTGAGAAAGTGGAACTGTTAGTTCTTGACTGTCCTATCTTGTGTATGTTAGTATTTGGAAGGAGGTAAGATGGGCAGGAAGCCGTCAAAATCTAGTTCTACTCTTGAGGATTTCTATAATCATGTACCTGCAAAGGTGCGTGAGGATATCAAGGACCATCTTATACGCGCTCATATAGATGGCATGGATGGTTTCATCGAGGCCACTCAGTACATTATAGCTCAGTTGATGTCTGGGAACATCGCTCCCGAAGTAGCAAATGCTGCGAAGGGTTATATGGAGTTGATGTTTACTGCGGTATCTGCGAAGATTATACATGAGAAAGAGAGTAGCGCAGCAAGTCCTTCTGCAGTGATGGCTCGTGTAGCAGAGGCTCAGAGGAGGAGTAAAAAAATGATACCTCAGTATACTCTGGATGTAGAGGAAGACGGTACGGTACGAGCCACAGCAGAATTAGTAAGAGAGGGTGACACCTAGACATAGAAATATAAACAAGTTAGATTACTCAAAGCTTAGGTAAACTATGTCTGCCGACAACGCTTTGAAAATGTTGGAAGAGATGATACTCGGTACGCAGGAACCTCGTAGCAATTCAAAATATGTGATCTTTAAAACAGGTCAAGAGGGAGAGCTAGGGCTTCCTGAAGAGTTCTTAATAGAGCTTTTGTTACTATACGATAGCGAGGTATTCGATTTAGAGACTCTATCTATGCTTTTCGATGTAAGTACTATAGATATACTTAACTTTACCGAGACGCACCCTGCTTGTTGGGAGATGTGGGGAGAAAGCATAGCCACCATGTGGACCAAGTCTATGAAGTTCTACGAGGATGATATAAAGGACTTGTCTTGGATAGCAAAGTATGCTATTAAAAGGTCAAAGCTTGCTGTAGCTATGGGTAAAACCATAATGGAAGCTACTAGAGAGATGGATGAAGAGCTAGACGAGGACGCGGGTTGGACAGAGGAGACGCTACATCTACGGGTAGAGGGTTTGATAGATAGAAACAATCGTGAGACTATCTTGCAGGGTTGGTTCGGGAGAGCCAAAGAGGAGAAGACGGATGGCGAGTACTAGACAGCGTAAACTAGAAATGGACTTGGGCTACGTGCCTGCGTTAGTATACCTATCGACACCTCATGGAGACTCTACCATCACAGTATGGTGTATGCATCAACAAGAGTTTGAGGACTTGAAGAAGGCTGCGGTAACAAGTAACCCTTTCGAGGGGCGTAGTTTTGCTATACCTAATGATGAGAGCAGTAAGATCATAATGGTAGCGATGAAGAGACCAGAGCACGTAGTAGCCTAATGGACGACGAGTTACTAAGGAAGCTTAGAGACCCTAGGCTTACGGTTCCAGAGTTCTGCTCAGTTGTAGATCAACGTACCGAGGATATTATTCAGTACGATGCTGACAGGGTATGCCCTCGTCTGCAGCATTCCATACTTGCTTTCATGGGTGATACGCCTAGAGACTCTGATGGTATGACTCAGTGGTTGATTGTAAACGCCAGCCGACAGACTACAAAGTCTACTACGACGGCTTTGGCTATGGCAAACTTGGCGGAGTACACACCGGGAGCTTTCGCAGCTATCATCGCCGACAAGAAAGAACGTGCTGAGGATTTGTTCCGAGCTATTGATATCTCCTATGAGTACAAGCCTCAAGAGGTGAGGTATCCTACTATTGCAAATAGAGAGAGTAGGCAGCTTACATTTACACACAAAGGCAAGATACGTACTTTGGCTGCGAATCAGGAGAACGTAGGTATCGGTCGAGGTGCATCCTACCTGCACATGTCCGAGCTTCCGTTCTGGAACGACCCTGCAGACGTGTGGTTCAAGATGGGACCTGCTTTCCGTAACCGTGAGAACGCGGTAATCGTGATGGAGAGCACACCTGCACCTATGTCAGAGCCGGGAGCTGAGTGGTATAGAGATATGTGTGCCGAGGCTAGAAAAGGTCACGGACGTTTTAAGTTTTTGTTTGTGCCTTATTATGAGTCTAACCTGAATGAGCGAAGGTGGGAGAAATCGTGGAAGCCAGACAGCACAGAGCTGAAGCTTCTAGAGAAGTACGGACCCCCTACGGGAATGGAGCCTGTATCTATGAAAGGTGCGGGCTATCTCACGTTAGAGAATCTAGCTTTTAGGCGACGGGTAATGGAGGAGGATAAGCTTATCCGACGCTACCCAGAGCTGTTCTTTGTATTCTACCCTGTAAACTCTATCACCTGTTGGCAGCAGCCCGGAGGTGGTGCGATACCAGCGCACGTCATCGAGCGGCACCTAGAAGGAGAGATGGTTCCATGGAATCCTGCAGATAATAGGTACATGGAGTATGAGCCTCCTAGAGCAGATGCTATATATGTTATAGGAGTAGACCCTGCTGGCTTCGGTTCAGGCGACCAAGCTAGTTTCCAAGTTCTGGAGTTGTGGGCCGAGGAGTGGCGGCAGGTAGCTACATTTAGTTCTAGCGAGGCTGACCCTCCAGAGGTAGCTAGATACGTCCTAGAAGCAGCAAAGCGTTACAACAACGCAGAAGTAGTAGTAGAGAACAACGGGGTAGGAGCTGGTGTTTTGTCTGTATTAGAGCTGGCTTCGGATTACAACGGGGTAGTATTGGTAGACCCTAGAGGTACAGAGCGTCGATATCACCTAAAGAATCTGTACTATCACAAGAGAGGTTCTGCTAGGTCTACTCCGGGTATACCTGCTGGCAAGCGTACAAACTCTGAGGCTATGGCAGCTATGATTGACGCGCTCATGGACCGTCTTGTGCTCAACGACTCGGAGACCGTGGAGCAGTTGAGATCGTACAGGCGCGACAAGGAGTTAGAGGACAGTGAGAAGTTCAAGCTTCTGCAGCCCGGAAAGGTAGGTAGAGGCCGTAGATCGAAGCACCACTGGGACAGAATATCTGCGTTGTTGTGGGCTTGTTTAATAGCCAGAGATTTACCGGTCAGATACAAACCAAAAACGCAAGAACAGCTAGACGAAGAAAAAAACAAGATAGACCAAACTATGCAAAAACCTTTCGATGAATGGACTTCAGAGCAACAACAGGAGTACTACAAAGCTCAAGAGCCTGCAAAAAAGAAAAAGAAAAGAAGATCTAGGTAATTTTATTAGCATACAAAGTTAATTTGCTGTATACTTTTGACCGTGTTACTGTCAGCACTACCGGAGGTTACATGGCTACCAATCCAAAAGATCCCACGCCTCAAGATAGGTTTAGGGTTAAGATCATACAGAACCACAAAAGCCGAATGCGCAGACTAAGACGCAGGTGGAAACGTGCTGCTGAGATGTACAGAACGGAGTACTATAGACGAGGCTCTAATGATTTCTTTGACGACGGGGACTACACTGTAGAAGACGAGGGTGTAGGTTTTGAGAATAACTGGCTTTTTGCTTTTGCAGATACGATGATTGCAAACATCATCCCTACAAATCCAGAGTGTACAATTCGGCACCGCAGAGAAGAATTAGAAAAGGCTGCAAAGTTTAGAGAGCTTCTAGTTAATGATCTGCTCTATAAAGAGAAGACACACAGCAAGCTATGGAAACTAGGTACGAGGGCTACAGTGTTCCCGCGCTCTTTCATGAAGTGCGTATGGAGTGAAAAGAAAGGAAGACCTATCATCCGTGTATTGAACCCAGAGTTTATCTTCTTTGATGCGATGGCAGAAGATTGGGACGATATCAGATACATTTGCGAAGTATCTGTATTAACCAGAGGCGAGTTCGAGAAGCGAATTAAAAAGCGTGGCAAGAAGGATGGAGTATATAGAAGCGACGCTTTGGATGATGCTACATTTGGGCCATACCCAGAGTGGCTGCTTGATGAAGACTTGAACGAAGAGGACGATCACAACATTGTACGAGAAGGTTTTGATTGGATTACAATCTATGAGTACTACGATTTAGTATCAAAGCAGTTCTTCCACTACATGGAGGACTCGCAGATTCCTCTTCTAACTGCTCCACTGCCTTATAGTATGCTTCCTAACCCATACTGTATGCTATCATTCAACGACAACTTAAAAGACTTAGGTGGACTATCAGACGCAGAGCTAGTATTCCCTACTTTAGAAAGATTGAATGAGATGTCGTCTCTAGAACTATGGCACAACAAAACAAGCATTCCTGTCACAGTAATCCACTCTGGATTAGTGGACGACCCTGCCGAGTTTGAAGATGCTCTAGAGAATGTAGATGGTCCGGGTCAGATTATTTCTATCGCAGCAAAGCCGAAGGTTAGTGTGAACGAGGTAATGGGGCAGACCCCAGTACCTACACTTCCGGTAGAATGGCAGAACACTAAAGCTGCTCTCAGAGAGCAGGTGGAGTTCGTTCTAGGTATTGCGAGCTACCAGCGTGGAGGTCTAGGACAATCCGATGTAGCTACAGAGCTTGCGTTGGCGGATACAGCTATTCGTACACGTAACTCCAGACGACAGAAGGTTGTGTATGATTCTATCGCGTGGTTGGCGAAAGCAGTAGTAGCTTTATATTCTGAGTTCATGCCTTCGGATACAGAGATTCCAGTCAAGCTAGGACTGGATGACCAGACAGCATCTTTGACTAGAGAAGACCTAATGTTTGATAGAAAGGACGATCCTTTCGATTACGATTATGAGGCGAGACCTTTCAATGCACAGGAAGGAAACTCTGTGGTACAACTAAAAACTCTCACAGAGTTCATTCCTGTATTCACACAGAACCCAGCAACTGCAGCCAACATCGACCAACGTAAATTGGTAGAGAAGCTATTAGAATTGTTGCAGATGCCTAACTTACTTACAGATCAACCACCGGGTCCCCCGCCCGGAGAGATGCCACCCGGAGGAGGTATGCCACCAGCAGCCGGTACGCCGGGAGGACCTGCTGCCGGAGGACAACTTCCACCACAAGGGGTACCTCCTGAACTTATGGCTTTAATGCAGGGGGGAGAAGTTCAAGCAGGAGATGGAGCACAAGCTATCTCTGGAGCTATGGAAGGAGGAATGCAAGTAGGAGGTAAGGTTCTAGCAGGAAGTGTACCCCCCACGGAGGTAAGATAATGCCTGTATGGAGAATAGATTGTGCGTGTGGATCTGACACTTCCACAAGATTAACTTTTAAGAAGAGAGAAGAAGAGTATGGAGGACTGGTTCCTTGCGTTAGTTGTGATGATCTTAATAACCCTCTTCCTGCTATTAGAGCAGTAACGGGCTGTAAGGAGATAAGCATAAAACAAGTAGGCCAGAATTTTGCGAATGCCGCAGAACTCGATAGGTACTGCGAGGAGAACGACTGCGAGGCTGTAGCCCCCAATAGTAAGCGTTGGCAAGATTTAAAAGATCAAGCAAGGCAAGGGCATATGGAGCAAGTAAAAGCAGAAGGATATAGAGATATAGACGATAAGAGGAACAAAAGGAAGCAGCAGAAAGTAGATAGAGTAAGAGCTAACCAACAGAAAACTATTGATGCGTATCATGATAAGCATGGAAGCTCTAACAAACAGACGGTGGAAAAAGCTTACGGTAGCGTAAAATAATTTAATGTGTTAGTACCTTTTAGATTTTTGGAGATAATATGCCTTATGATAAAGAATCAGGTAAGAAATTTGACAGCCCTAAAGATGCTTTAGCTGAAGCATTACCAGAAGGATCGGATGCTTCCGAGGTAATGAATAAGCTCAAAGATATGGGTTATAGTTTAGAGCCAGCTATGGGAGCGGTAGGTTTAGCTGTAGAGATTGAAGCGGCACCTGATAAAGAGGAGAAGGGAGAGGAGGAAGATAAAGAAGCCTCTAAAGAAACCTCTGAAGAAGGAATTACATCCGAACCAGAAGAAGGAGACGCAGCCCCAGAAGTTGCAGAAATCTCTATGGGTATGATGGGCGCACCAGAGCCTATGGCTAAGAAGAGAGATAAAGTTGCAGAAGGTTTGATGGACAAATTCAAAAAGGGTATGGTATAGTAACATACTAGGAGGGAGACATGGAAGGTTCAGAAAATGTTCAGGCGCAGACGCAAGCGGTGGCAGAAGTTAGCGGAGGAATCTCCGCAGGAGCAGAGCCTCAAAGTGCTGGAGTTTCCGCAGAATCTACAGAGCCCACAGAGCATACAGCAGCACAAGCACCCCAAGAAACAACAGAGGCTGTTGCAGAAGTTCAAGCTGCTGCTAGTACAACTGAAGAAGTTGTTGCAGAAGTTGCTACGGAATATCCGGGAATAGACAGTTTCGACTGGGATAGCTGGGACGGAACTAACTATGAAAGCTTCCCAGAACAAGTAAGACCTTGGGCTGATAAGTTAAATAGTTACCACACAGGTAGCCTAGACAGTTTAGCTAGTACGCACAAAACTGAGGTAGACTATTGGAAAAGAATGTATGAAGCTTTAAGTTACGGAGATGAAGACCCCCGTATCTCTGAGCTTACTCAATCAGTAGAAGAGCTAACAAATAGAGAGAAACAAGCTCAAGAGCAGTTAGCGGCTTTGAATAAAGAGATTAATACAGAGAGAGAAGCAGAGAACAGTCGTTACTTTAGTTGGTTCGAGAAGAACTACCAATCGAAGCTAGAAGACCTAGCTAAGGTTAATGGTGTAGAGAACGCAGAAAAGATGGTGTTAGATCTCATGGATCTAAATATGGAAGTACATGTAGCTGTAGACTTAGCCCTTATGGGTGGAGATGCAGTAGATACAGCTAAAGCTTTAGCGGAAAAGATTAATGACTCAGCTATTATATTAGAGCTTGTCAACAGCAGATTCCCTAAAAACACAGAGACTAAAGGCACAATAGAGAAGAGAGAGGTAAGCCCTGCAGCTCAGGTAGTAGCTGGAAGTGCTCCAGTATCTAGACCTACAGAGTTAGCTAAGGAGAAAACACCTACTTATGGAACAAACAATCAGAGAATGGCATCTTTAGTAAGTGCCGCAGAAAATGCGATAAGGAAATCCAAAAGACGATAAATTTGCAAGAAACTAGAGTGTATGTTATAAGGCCCTCGTGGTCTCAGGTTTTAACCTCAAGTCTCCCCGGTGGGCGACTTTAACCCACCAATGTGGAGAAAAAAATGGCATTTAGCCCAGACGTGTTAACTACAGCTCTTCAGGAACTCATGCCCGGTTTCTCGGAGACTTTTACTAAATTTCATCCAGCCTTCGACTCTATTATCCAAAAGGGAAATAAGCGTCAGGCTCAAGGTCCTTACATCCAATTTGCTTTGGTTCCAGACGGACCCGGTTTCCTTACTCAGATCGTATCTGGTAACGAAGTGATCGCAGGTGGCCGCAAGCAGAACGCAATCCGCGCTACTGAATTTGCAGCTACAATGATCTACGCTTACGACGTTCCCGGTCAGGACCTGCGCGAAGCTAACAACAAGATGGATCTTGTTGAGCTTATCCGCCGTTACCCTGAGCGATCCCTTGCAGAGTTCCACGAGCTTATCGCTCGTCAGCTTGTAATGGGTGACGTTACCGATGCTAACAACTTCCTCACATGGAATGGCGACGCTACTTACGATCCTAAGGGTCTCGGTGGACAGCAAGGTATCTTCTCATTCCAAGATTCAGCCGCCCAAAATTCCACAGTGTTTGGTGTTCAGAAGAACTCTATCGCTGGATGGCATAACCAATATCAGCACATTGCTTCTTTCACAGCCGAAGGCCGACGAAAGATGCGAGCAGCTTACTACGATGCTAGTCAGGAAATGGCTAACACCGAAGGTGACGTTGATTTGATTTTTGCTGACCGTGGAACATTCGACAACTACATCGATGACCTTGATGACCAAGTTCAGATTGTAGCCCGAAGCACACGAGACGGTGACCGTGCTCCCGGTAAGATGCGAGAAGGGATTAAGTTCCTCAACTCAGTCATGTACCCAGAGCAGTACATCGTACCTGCTAACTTTACTACGCCAAACGCTACAGAAGGTGTCGCTTACGGTATTCACTCTAGTACATGGAAACTCTTCACAATGGGCGGTTCTATGGGCGGAGCGGACGCTACCAAAGGCTTCTTTGATAGCCGTGGCCCTGTTCGTCTTCCAACTCAAGACATGTGGCGTTACGAGTACGTCCTTTCTTTGGGTATGTACTGTGATCAACTTCGTTGTAACTTCGCTGTAACTGGCGGCGGCAATCCATAGATCTTTAAGGAGATATACTAATGTCAACTAAATTATCATCAGCTACCGCACTCAGTGAAGTACGAGCAGCATCAGTATCAGGAGCTTTGGGCGTATCCAAAGGTGGCCCACAAGCAGAGCTTGGAGCTAAAGTTACGGCTAATGCTCAAACGCTCTCTGACCGAGTGTTATACCATGTATATGGTTTTAACTCTGCTACAGCGGCAAAGCGCGGTGAAGCTATCCCAGAAAGTGGACCTCTTTACCAAGCAACAGCCGGAGCTGCAGGTGTCGCTGACGCTGCAGTAACAGTCGCAGCATCTACAGGAGACCAGACTTGGGTGTACGTAAAAGCAAGCGGCGTTCAAATTGAACGAGGACAGCTTGTTTCCAAGGCAGCAGGCCGCACCTATGACGGAGTAGCTGCTACTGTAGCAGTAGGTCCGGGATCATCCCCACACTTAATCGCAGGCGTTGCTCAGCACAAGATCCCAGCTAACCATTACGGTTGGTTGCTTGTTAAAGGCAAAGGCGTAGTGAACTGTGATGCAGGAATAGCTCTTGGAGACTCTTTAGCCCCGAGTGCAGCAGCGGACGGTTTAGCCTCTCCACTTGCTCCGGGAGTGAAGGGACTTGGTGTAGCTTTGGCTGCAGGTACTGCATGGGTTGCAACAGCTTCTGACGCTACACTTGCTCTACTAGACATCTAATACACTTTCTGTTCTGTTGTGTTGTGTTATGGCCCCCGGCCCCGTAATTCAGGGGGTTCGGGGGTATTTTTTTGGAGACTAAATGGCTGGTTTAAAAACATATAACTTGGCGGGTATCCGTGCTGCTATTTTTTCTCAAGCAGACTGGGCACCTAGTAACTCTCCAGTAGCACAAGACAGAGTAGATGAGTTTATCAATAGGGCATACTTTCGCATGGCGGAAGAAGCCCCGTTCCTATTCTTCGAGTCTGAGATACGGATGGCTATCGACCCAGATGTTAATAAGGCATCAAGTACAGACCTATTGAGGGTAGCACAAACGCCTGCTGCAGATGCTTGGGTTCTAGAGACGGAGATGGCTGTTCTGACACCGGGAAGTACTATATGGAACTCTGACAGAATATGGGATGGAAGAGCTATACAACTGTATGATAGCTCTCAAGAGCGGTGGATAAAGTATACAATAAGAGAAGTATGGCAGGAGGGAAATAACTACAGGATTTCTTTGGATAGACCATGGAAAAACAATACAGATACAGGTATTGATTGGTTTATTGAGACTCACGAGTTTAACATCCCTCAGGATGCTATCGAGGTAAGGTCACTAACTTTAAGAAGAAGCACAGCGATATATCCTTTATCCATACTAGGTCAAGATTCTGCGGAGTGGTCTAGTCTCGCAAATAGCGGAAGGGTTGTATCTAGTGGCCTACCGAGATGGGCTTTCCGTAGAGAGCACAAGTCTTTAAGAGCACCCAGTTTTGATCCTGTAGCAAGCACTACTCAAGTTTGGCTAGGTCCAGAGCCTACAGGTAAGTTTGAATATAGGTTTACTTACGTATGGGGTAAGCAGGAAATTTGGTTTCACAATCCCGGACCTCTACATCAGGACAGCCAAACAGCCACGTCATCTAGATATCAACCATATCTAGAAAGCCCTCCTTCTCCTAAAACTTCACAAGTAGACAATACTGCAGATTTAGGAGGAGGTGTATACAACGCCATCCAGATCACACTACCTAACATAGACTTCATGTTGGGGTTTGATAACAACCCTGCCCTAGGTATTACCACTGCAAGGTATAGAAGGTCTGGAATCAAGAAGCGCATCTACCGTAGAAGAATAAGCGAAGGAGCCGTACCCGGAGGTGGTTTAGGTCCTAGTATAGAAAAGCCTGATGACTTCTTCTTATTAGCAGAAGTAGACGGACATGAGATTGCCTTTACAGATACGGGGTTCAATACTCCAGACTACGGTGTACCATTGCAGCCCGTGCATGGCTACCAGACGGTGCGTTTGTGGCCAACACCAGACACTAACTACACTGTAGAAGTTAGATGTGTTAGAAGGCCAAAGGCTCTTACGGATACGCAGGACTACCCTGTAATTCACGAGGATGCCATGGACTGTCTAATTACTAGAGCCTTGGCATACCTATACGAATCACAAGGCAATGCAGCTATGGCTCAATACTCACTAACAGCATACCAAGAGAACTTGTTTGCGTTAGGTAAAAGGTACGGAGATTTGAGGTCTAAATCTAGACCTAGGAGAAAGAAACCGGCAAGAGTGAGACGTAACGTGAATCTTAGAAGGCTTTTGACAATCACAAAGGGATAGAATATACTATCCATGAGTTAATCCTTGGGAGGAAGTTTTGGCAAATCGTAGTTTATATACAACAAATTTAAAAACAGCACCTATTGTAGCAGGTGGTATTTATCAAAAATCTACGCAGGAAGGAAACAAGCAGTATGCTATGCTTACATGTTGTACCGAGCGTAATGATGGACGACTAGAAGGATGGCTTCAAGTATATGGTTACCCTACAGAGCGTGTTCTGGAAGGGAGCGAGTCTATGGCTGGCTGGGACTTGATTGCTACACCGAACACTTTAGAAGAACCCTTTGTTAGCGAGCGTTTTGAGGACGAGCTTACTACTCTGAAGAGAGAGAACGCTACTCTGAAGAAGCAGCTTGTTGTCAAAGCAAGTGTAGAGTCTAGAGGGTACACACCAGAGACAATTAAAGACCTTAGAGATCAAGGATTTAAGTGGTCAGAAGTAGGAGAGACCCTGAATATCCCGTGGCAGACAGCAAAGAAAGAGATGGTAGAGTGGGAGCGCAATAAGGCTACATCCGTGGGATAATAGATGGCATGGGAAAAGAACAGAATAAAAAGCGGCCTTACCGTTATACGTGGAGAGTCTGGTAACCTAATATCTGCCGATAATATGGCAGGTAAAATCCAAAATATGGTTGAGACTCAATCCGGTACGCTTAGATCTGTTAGTGGTCCAGTAGAATATGCTCCCTCTAAAAGACAGGGAGACCAATCTACGTTGACTTACGGCGATCCGCTACTAGGCATATTCCATTGTAAGGTCGAAGGTGGGACTAGAGACATACTTCTAGCCCACTTTAGTGACAGCTTGGGAAGGTCTGTTATTGCAGAGTACCAAGGTTGGCGTACAGGATGGACTAGAATTCTAGGACCTGCTGTAACACAGCCGTACTATGTAGTGGATTTCCCACAAGCAGACACTAGACCTCAGTTTTTGACCCAGTTTGAAGCTACGCCTAACGGAGTAGTTATCGTACCTCAGGGAGGTAGAGCTTTCTTCTATGATGGATACGCTGTGCTTCCCTTAGGTTACGACGCAGCACCGGGGGCACCTACAGGAGTAGGTCCATCTACTGAAACAGATGCAAACGCAGACGGAGATAAGTCCGACACTGCAAACGCCTCAGGCTATTCACATAGTGGACAGAACATGAACGAGCTTATGGGAGTATCCCGTATTGGCTCTGTAGGTTCTAACATTACTACAGGTTATGTAGACCCAGACGGACCGGGCGGCGGCGGTACATCTAAAAAGAGAAACCCACTAGGAGGGGTACTTGAGCCGGGAGAGTGGAGAGCTGCAGTACAGTGGCTAGACAGATGGGGTAATGTGTCTCCTATATCTGGACTATCCGAAGCAGTGACTGTAGATAAACAAGATAATCTACTAAGAGATAAAGTGGGAGGATGGGCTTCCACTAGAGAAGCACCTGAAAAAGTAGAGAGGCTAAGAGTTCAAGTAGCGTGGACAGGTATTAGCAAGGGACCTGATGGGACAGTAGGTAGGATTCTATGCAGAACAAGAGACTCTAAAAGATCCGGCGTTACCGGAGTTTTTGAAGTACCTAACTACTCAGGCACAGGTATTTCTACTATATCTAGTATACCAGATAATATCGTAGAAGATTTCCCAGACAACATACCAGATAGCTGGCTATTGAAAAGACCTATAGACCCAGTACCTGTGCCTAGGTTTAAGCTGTGCAGGCTGGCTTTTGGTAGACTTTGGATTGCGAACTGGCAAGGGGGAGAGGGCGTTATTAGACCTTCAGCTCCACTGTTTTGGGGTACATTCCCTAGAGATGAAGAAATTATTCCAGACCCAACAGGCAGTGAGATCACAGGAATGTGGAACAGTGCTTTTGGGTTACTTGTGTTTACAGATACGTCTACGTTTTTGATTACACCAAACAATGAAGGTACAGGTTTTAGAGCAGCGACCCTTAGTAGAACGGTAGGGTGTGTATCTCCAGATTCTATCGCTACCATGCCTAATGGTTTGACAGTGTGGTTAGGTGATAGAGAGTTCTATGCCTACGATGGAGAGAAAGTATACGCAGTATCTAGAGAGATCAAAGACAATGTGATGCGTAGAATTAATAGAGGCTACCACCTTAAAGCGTGCGCTGAAGTAGATTTTACTATGGGAGAATACAGGTGTTCTATACCTGTGGATGGCTCTACAAAGAACAATCTAATCGTTGTGTTTGATGGTAAAGAGTGGAGAGAGCGAGATGACGTAGATATCCAAGCTCTTTGTGTTACAAAAGACCACAGAAATTACATGCTATCTCTAGGCTACTGCGATGTGAGGGATACAGAAACATCTGTGGACGTGGACAATAAAGCATCCGTGTGGGTGATGGATCACGATGGTAGGGGAGTGTTTGAAGCTAGAGAACATGAGGGTATAGTAGAGACACACTGGCTCAAACCCGCAGGTTCTTTTAGACGCTCTACACCTTTAAGGGTTAAGATTTGGTTGAAGGAAACCGTTAAAGGCAAGCTATCTGTAGAGGTTTATAGAGATTGGAGAGACCATCCTATTGTAGAGACTGCAGTATCTCCAGACCTATACCCAACAGATGATCCTCCTCCTTTCTGGAACGAGACTACTCTAGGTGGGACAAAGATAGATAACATGCGTCCTAATCTAGACAGGTCCAAGATAGATAACTCTTGGAGTAGACGTAGGCCACATTGGGTAGCAGCAGACGTTATGGTACCCGCAGCAGAAGTATTTAAGTTTAGGCTTAAGTACACAGGCGACTGGGACTTCATCGGCATTATTTTTGAGGACATCGATAGCGACGGTGGCGGAGCTAAGATGCCTAGTGGGGCATACAATGGCTCTTAAGTTTCCAAGACGTAGAATTCGTAATAGTCAAACCCAGAACATCCAAGACATGAATGATGTTCTATTTCCTGTAGTGGAAGAGATGGGAAGACTAAATGAGCACAACTTTAATCAGTCCATGCAAGCAGAGTTAAGTATTACGGATATGCAGAAAGACGTAGCTTTTAATACAGCGAATCTATCTCATACTGTGGACGTGTCTAATTTAGGTGAAGACACGCCTATAGATAACGCTTGGGCTAACGGGACACTATTTAGGGTACCCCAAAACAATCAATGGGTAGCAGTATGGCCCGATAGAATAACAAAAGAGATAGTATCTAAAGATGGAGGTATGTTCAGGATAGTAGCTGGAGGTCAGTGGGGATCGGAAAGCATAGCGGTACCTTCCATATCATCGTATCTACTTTTTTGTTTAAGAATAGATGGAGCCATTATACCGGACTCGGTTATTGGAGACCAAGATTATGGAGACTCTAATAGCAGGATGGAAAGAGGGCTATCAGGACAGATTGGACCCTTTCTTATAGATTTTACAATTTACCTAGAACCCGGAACACACCTTATAGAAGTAGCTGTAAATAATCAATTTCTTAAAGGCGAAGAAAGAAAGACACCTACTGATGCCTCCCCGTCTATTGATGCCTATGTAGCTAATGCAGAACTTCTAATTTGGGAGATGCACAGATAATGCCTATTAACTACGATACCCTACAGGAAGGCGATAAGCTAGATGCTGCCAGCTTAAACGATAGGTTTACAGAGACAGGCGGTGCAGGTCAGGGTGTGAACAACCTATCTCAATCCGATCTAGAAAGAAAAGCCTTAAGGCAAGAACACCTGCCTAGAATTGTAACTGCATCTGACTTCCCTAATGGACTAACTAAACTTTCTCCATCTGGCGCGGCAGTATCTTTTGGGTACATAAATAGACTCAACGACTGGAATGGGGTTGATTTTACAGTGCCTGTACCCGATTATCAAACTTTTGATTTATCCGCCCCCAATGGACCCTACGGGCCACCCGCTGGAGCATATCCTGCAAATAGAGGATGGCGGATTATAGCGGATTTAAACGTAGCTGCTAACGCTGCAGAAATAGCTTTTGGGCCTTTAACAGCGTCTACAGCCAGTAACCTAATAGGAAACTACACTGGATTACTAGTAAAACTAGGTGTAGAGGCAGACAGTTTTATTAGTGGATTTTTAGTTCCTACTTTTCGTACGCCTGCCGTAGTTATAGCCATTGGGTGGGAGGATAATCTAGGCAACCGGAATGTAGTAGAGAAGAGCATTAGATGGTTTAACTCCTTTACAGCAGTGAAAGCCAGCTTAGACACCTTCACTTTTATAGAGGCCGAGGATATAGGAAACGGAAATCAGATATCTAAAGTCTTTGGGGTTATAGCTTCCGGGATATGGGGCTTTGACTCACGGGGATACAGACCTCATACTATCAGATACTACAATATACATGTTACACCTATTAGGTCTGGAGAGATATAATGCCCGATATAACTATACCTAATACTTTTGTTGATGGCTCGGCGGCAGACGCAGAGCAGGTAATGGAGAACGCATATTTACCTAAACTGACACCCGACAATTTAGAAGTCATAAACGGAAGGCTCACTAACCCAAATAGAGATGGTTGGAGCATTGCATCGTCTGACGTAAGACAAGGACACTTCTCTCAAGCTGGACAGGTATCGGCTACAGCAAACCAAGATTATTTCGATGACTTCCTAACTATGAATTCTACAGGAACTATAGGTGATTTCCAATACCAAGCTATGGCAATACCCGGATGCAGCATTTCTTTTTACGTGCCTTGGCAAGTAACAGCAGTTGAATTGAATTGGCATTTAAGCATTATAACCGATGCGTTTAAAACAGTCCCATTGTATCCAGATCAAGGAGGGACAAGGAACTTTCAGGGCAATACTTGGCTTATGCTTTTTATAGATGGATACCCTGTACCTCAAATTACAAGAAAGATGAAAGACGGAAATAACACAATGGCGTACGATTCTGCGTCTCCCGGAACGTACAACAACAATTATCAAATACCAGATACGCGGCATTGGTCTGGAAGCTTCTTGTATGATTCTAGTGTTACAGGAATCATTCCGGGAGGTAAGCTAAACTACATAGAAAGAGGATGGCACACTGCGAGTATTCGTATAGCATTTCCTCCTATAGAATTTACTCAACCCCCTCTACCTAAGGTACCCATTCCGGGTAGTGGTATCCAGCAAGCGCGTGTCAAAACCCGCAGAATGAGTTATACACTTATCCGTTAAGGAGTTTTTATTATGGCTACAGAAGAACCTACCGCAGTCCAAAGAAAGGGCGACAAAGAAGAACAAAAATCTAAAGTCAGCTCTATGCTTCGTTCTAGACAGGAGACAATGAAGAAGAGAGAAGCGGAGGAGCTGGAGAAGTATAAGAA